CTGGGTCCATGCACCCTAATACTCTAGCAAATGTCGCAGTGCGCTGGGCTTCGATAGTTTTTTCTTCGCCGTCGGGGGGCGTTACCACACATGTTGCTCGAAGTATTACACCTTGCTGAGATGCGGTTGGTTTAATAGCTGTGACTGTAACAGCGCTCGCCTCGTTCCCGTATGTAGTATCGGCCGTAACACTAATCAACTCTGGAAATGATGAGGTCCAATCGATCTGGTGGTCTAGAATTGCCTCATTACTCTCATCTAAAACTTGGAGCTGAGCTGTAATTGTTTTTGTCTGTCCCGCTTCTGTAAACTGCAAAGTCTCATTAGTAAGCGGTTCGCCGGTCGCATCAAACAGCTTAAGCTCGGATCGTCCGGTGCTGGCTCTACGGCGACTTTTGTTGGCGGGGGGCCAATCTCCATCGATGTACTCAGACATTCAAATCTCCCATTACTAATAAGTCCTTAAAGTTCAAACTTGTTATCATTATCATCATCATAAGTACTTGTTTCCCTCTTCGGGGTCCGGGTCCGTGCCTCCGTCGCCGCCTCCGCCGCGGGTGACTGGCCGCTTCTTTGATAATTTTAACGTAACTTCAAGTGGATGACCCCCTTGATCTTTATATATGTTGTTGTTTGTTAGCTTTAGTATAAACTTAGCAGGGGGTTGGTAGAGTCCTTGTTCGGCATCAAAAACCAACCTTAATCTTGTAGGCTTGTCTTCCCGATCTTGAGATGATAACGTAACTAGTTGTTCAGACCGCTCGTCGGCTGCCGTGATGGAAAAGCCGTCAGCTGGCCACGCGTTTGTTCGCGTTTCGACGCCGGCCGTTGTCCTTACCTGTCGGAAATATACGTTGACTTCTTCTGTATCACTGGCGTCGAAGACCACGCTTTGTGGATCGGTCACAAGTTCATACCAAGGATCTGGTTGTACCGTCCCCGTCGTGGATTCTTCTGTTGTTGTAATCAATCCTCTAAAGGTTATATCACTAGATTGATCATTTAATATGTCGTGAGAGACCCGTGTCATAAATTGAAACGTACCTCTATCTGGAATACTAACAGGAGCATCTATGGTCGTTGTGCCGTCGAGCTCACAAAATCTCAATGGACCATCGGTCTGAGAAAATTCTATTTTTAGGGTGTCCGAAATTGCATCTGAACTTTCATAAGCAATCGTATAGGGACCACCTGCAACATCCGTTTCATATGGCGCATCCCAAGAACTTCTACCTAGTTCTATAAATAGCGGTGGACTAATCGTGACTGGCATTTATTTCTCACTCATTTATTGATTCAAAAAAAGTTGACCATTTTCAGGAAACTTACTTAAATGGGAATTTGTATTAGATAATGAACCAAGAATTGTTCCAATTTTGTCTGCTAAAACTGCTTGAAAATTATTATCAGTTATTCTAAATCTTTTAGCTTCTATCTCACCATCCACCCAAGTTTTTATTTCACCAAATACATCTTTAACAACATTTCTTAATACATCCTCAACTTGTTCACGGTGGTGTGCTTCAATATAATTCCATGTAAGTGTATCCAACCGCAATTGCTCAAGAATGTTATTCATTAAGGTTTCATACTTGTCTTCATCATGTGGTCTATGCGTTTGAAATGCACGGACCAAGCTATATTTAAAATCTTTTGCAAAAATAGATGTATCAACAAACTGTTGAAACTGCGTTTGATCAACCACGGTACCAGATATCGGCTCTAGAATTAATTCTTGTCTAGTATCAGAAATTTGTGCAATTTTCCAACTAGTTGCACTATGTTGACCATCAACTGAAAACTGAGTATAATGTCCGATCTCTTTTGAAAAGAAATTAATTATTAAATTATATGTGCCAGGAGCTAAATCACTAAGATATTTTGAATAAAGACTAGTTTCTGGATCTTCTGGATTCCAAAGCTCCAAACCTAACTGTAGTGTCTCATAAGCAACATAATCCACATCTCGCGGCTGAGAATCCGAACTCGTTTTACGGTGTCTCGTTCGAGCGCTATCTCTAAACTGAAGATAATTTTCTGAAAGTGGGATCACTACACTCTTTACCAATTCATTAGTACCTCTAGTATAAAAGTGTAATTCAAGAAACTCATTACTAAGATCCAGCCCCAACTCACCATCAGCAACTACTTTAGAAACAATCTCATCATTAGGACTAGCAAATCTAAAAATAGTTTCTTCTATCTTTGCAAGATCTCCAGTAGCAATACTTCCTACGTCTTCTGCATAATTCTGTGGATACGGCATTATTAAAATTCCTGAAATGCAGTGGGTCCAACGCGATTAAAAAATACCGAAGGGACCGTTTCAATTGTATTTGTTTCAATGTTTAACATTTGCATCGGTACCCTCTTTCTACTATTACCCTTTATGTATAATTTTTTAATCCTTGTTGGATATTCTTTAAGATCATAAACGTAAGTTCTCTGACTTTCACCATCGACATGAAATTTTTCAATAAACCTCAATTTATTTTGAAGCTCAAATTCAGAATAAAATACATCATTAAGTTCTGACCACTGAAGTCGTGGTCCTACCCAATTACTTTTCATTTATTACACTACCTTAAATCTAAAGGATTTGGAAAAATAAACCTCACTACCCAATGTGGTCTTTAAACTTAAATCATAAAATCTATTTTTGTGCAATGGTTTTGTATCAATCATTACATAAGATCCGGTACTATCACAATCAACGTGAGAATATAAATCAAATGGAACAACGGTTGTACCAGAACCCGCATCTACTATAGTGTAAATAGACCCAGATGGTAAATAATATCTATTATCAAATCTTCTAGTATTTGCGAATGTTTTTACTGGATATCGGTCTCTGACCGTAAATCGCATTTTTGCAACTTCACCAACACTATATTGAGCCTTCATATTTTTTGGAGCAACTTCAATATCAAGCGAAGTTAGTGTTTTCAAACTTCCAGTGACAAAAGATTGATTCGACCAAACCAATTCCAAAACTGGTTCGTGAACCGTATGGGTCTGTCTTGAAAAGAATTTAATATTTCCCGTATTATTAATATCAGCTTCTGCGCTGCCCGAAAATGTTAATAGCAACCCATAATTGCTACTTTTAGACGAACCCGATATCATAGGCTGAACAACGTCAGTTACGTTTATTCTAAGTTCATCGTTTCTAATATCAACAACCGAAGCACTAACCACCGGAGTTAATTTATAATCACCACCAGCCCCATGATTAGGACCAGAGGAACCTGACCAATCGGAAGCTGATGCGTATGTGTTCCATGTAGCTCCATCATCAGATTTGAAGGGGCTTTGTTCAAAATATCCCGATCCTTCTTCCCAAGAACGAGAAACTGGATAAACATAAACTAATGCATTTTGATTTAATTTTGTAGCATTGGCTACCTTCAAACTCAAATATGCATCAGAATTTGTTGGAGCACCAACAAGATCAGTCAAGGTAAACTTAACTAACGATCTAACCCGACCATTAGAACTTTCTAACTTGTCTTGTTTTTTACCAACTTCTAAAATTTCATCCTGACCAGTATTTAAGTTAGCATACCTTTCATAAATACTCGTATCTGAGCTGGCGGTTATGTATATTCTACTCATTGTACTGCGGACCCCATGATATCAATTTGTGGATGTCGTAATTCAAAAATACAAGGATCGGCGGAGGGATAAATAACTCTATCCTTTGTGTTTGCTTCTATATTGTATGAATATGGAGCATAGTCACTTCCATCTTTCTGTTGCCATTTGTTTATAAATGTTAAAGTTGTTACAGACTGAACACCGTCTACGTTTGCGATTTTTACCAACAAATCATCTTTTATTATAGGTTGGTTTATTTGCCAATCGTCAATATTAAAATATTTTCTAATCGTATCACTACACTTAACCAACGTATCGGTGGTGTTAGATCCACGATAAACAACAATGGAATAATTAATACCAATAGATACCCTAAAGGCGTCTACAATATTAATTCTCTCAGTTAATATTCGATAACCTTTCAAAAATTGTTTTATATTTAATTTAACCGAATTGTTTACTGTAGTTAATCTATTATTAGAATCAAGTCCCATCACATACAAATTAATATTTGTATTAATTGGAGAATTATCAACATAATTAATATCATCTTCTGGGTCTATTGACTCAATACCCTGTTGTTCTTCTTTGGTATATTTAACTACAGCATTAATGGCATCATCTTTTATTACAAATGCTTTATGTATAGTTCCATATTTCGCGGGCATAGATAATACTCTTTTTTCATAATCTGTAGATGTCACTATGCGACCTTGAGCATTTAAATATCCCATAGCAGATTGTCTGATTTGTTCAACACTTGGGGGACTCCCCCCTCCACTAGCAGCTTCATCATTAGTAACAGTTACACTAGATAACATTGTACTATAAACAGCTTGATCTGCTGTGGAAAGAATTCTGGTTTCATTTCCTGTACTAAGATTACTGATTTTATTAATTAATCCCGATCCAACATTTGAAGTTACTCCACCAGCTATTCTGTAGGTAATGGTTAATGTTGTATTACCGGGGGCTAAACCAAACGAATTACCAGTTGTAAAATTAAGAGTATCTAAAGCAACGTTTGTCATATTTTGTAGATAATTTTCATCATAAACAGATTTATAATCTGGATTTTCATAAACATCTGACAAATCGCCGGTTCCACCCCCAAAAATCAATTCAGTTTTTAAATTTCTATTTAATCTTACAACAAACCTTCTATTTGTTTTAATTGTTTTAAGTTTATAAAATGGGACAACAGCAGTAGAACTTGGACTAGCTACTATATCTTGAAAAATATAATCCTGAGATAAATTATCAACTTGATGCCAAGTATTTCCTTCAGCATCTACTACTGATTTAATATCTACAACATTTGCTCCCGGCACTTCAATTTTTAAAAACTTAGTTGGTGTTGTAACAACCCGTTCAATAATTTTTTCTGTTCCTGACATGGTTTTTATAGGTTTTGATACCAAATAAAAATCCGGCAGTCCAGTGGCTTGAAGAGAAAACGGTCTTACATCTCTGTTAGTTGCATCTCCAAAATCACAAATATCTTTTGTAACAAAAGTTCCAACATCATTTTGTGTCGAAGCTGCGAAAGAAGAACCTGGCAAAAATCTTGGAAGATATTTTGTTTCTAGATTTCCTTCTGAGTCGGCTGGAATCAAAGCAGACATTGATACTGTACAAAACGCAGGAGTTACTAATCGGGGCTTATATCCAAATCCCTGAGCCAAGGAAACAATATTTTCCTTTTCTTCAGCGTGTGCTAATAGGCTCTCCTTAAAAGAATGATCTGTATAATAAGAAAGAACATCTCCAATATAAGACGATAAATCAAGAAAAATACTTCCGGGGGAAGCATCACTAAAATCTTGATATGTGTCTGAAAAGTAAAATTTAGTGAATTCAACTAAACTTTTCTTGAAATCCGAATAATCTTTATTCAAATATTTTACTTGTTTTTTATCAATGCGTTTATCTAATACAACATCAGATACTTGATTAATTGCCATTTATAATCCTCAAATTTGAATCAAAACTTGATCTGTTAAGTCGGGGGTTTCTATCAATCTATAACTCATATAAACTTTTGCTGTATATCTATCTTTGTCATCATCGGTGGTATTTATTTCAAAATTTTCTAATTCAATATAAGGCATCCACGCAGCAACAGCTTCTTCTACTGTTCTTTTAGCTTCAGAATATAAATCATCATCATTAGAATCAAAAATAACTCGATGAATATCACACCCAAATGTTAAATTTCCTAGCCGTTCTCCCTTCATGGTGGAAACTAAATTAATAAAATTACTTTTTATTTGTGTCATATAGTCGTTGGACATTTCAAAATATCCACCATCTGCTCGTCTAAGGGGAAGTGTAAATCCTAATGTCATTATACTCCCATCTTCTTCAGCAACGAACTATAATCCTTATTAATAGCGTCTAGAACCTCTTCGTGGTCTTCGGTTAGTCTCTTACCCTCAAACGTCTGCGGCATACCGCCTTGGGGGGTTGCCGCTACGTTAGAGGTGTTTAAAAAGGAATCTTGTCCAGTTCCAAGGTTTTGTTGAAACATTTGTCTAAGATTATGCTTGGCAAGTTCTGCCCCTTCATTAATTTTAGAACTTTGTTTCGTATTAGGAGTTTTTTGAACAGCCATAATATCAAAAAGCTCAGCCTTAATCTCCTTAAGAATCTGTTCTTTTTGAGTAACCATCTCTCGTTCAACTATCTCTTTCACTAATTTTTTAAAATCTTTAATTTTCATACTGCCTCCATGCTTACTAATAAATAGTTTCAATACTTCTATTTTTCAATTCTTACCAAATAACTTTTAATTTTATTTAAACTCCCGTCGATGATGAGCCCTTTGAGCGCGGCGACCGCTGGACTGGGTATGGCCGAGCCGAACGGAGTATTGTAAGCACCCACCGTGCTCAACGCGTTGATCAATTTTGTAATTACTGCAATTACTTCTCCAGCAAGCGCTGCATTATCGTAACTTATTGGACTTGTTGAATTTTTTAAAAGATAAATTTGTTTTCCACCTATAACAAAATCTTGACCAGTATCAAGTATTGTATCTCTATTTGCTAGAGATACAACATCTTGATTAGAAGAAAGAATTATATTATTTGTTTTTGCATTCAAAACCAATCTACCACTATTCAATATGGATTGATTTCCATCTAATGGTGTTGTTATTAAATTACTCTGCGCATCGGACTCTCCAATTGGAGGATACTGTTTTTCGAATCTTTTTGAAGACCTAAAATGAACAGGATTGTCTGTACTCGCTAAATGAAAATTAATTATTTGATTACTTGATAATACAAATGACGAACCATCTAAATTAATATCTTCTACAATTAAACCCAAGGTAGAAGTTGTTGATGTGTTAGGCATATCCCGTTCACCAACACGCATGATTATAATCGGATCATTGTTTTTTGGTTGTGTTGGTCCCAAAATACTTCTACCTTCTACGGTCCCAGTCACAGTTTCTTGATTTAATGCACTTTCCAACTGTGAAGAACCAAATCGTAACGTTGCTCCATAACGATTTTGAATAATAACATCACCATCAAAATGTTTTAAAGTATGTAGTGATTCTCTTTCTTCATAATTTTTATTCTCAAAATGTTCTGATGGTACCGCTGAAGAATGCTGCATAACATTTTCTTTTGATGCAGCTACATTACGATTTTTATCTTGAGGGGTTTTAGCAGGATTTAACCTAGATAATATATTTGAAAATGAATTATATTGTAATTTATTATTAATGTTTATTCTACGAGAATAAAAAGGTATACCCAATACCTTTTGAATAAATACAATTTCTCCAATTAAAGGATATGATTGTACTTCCATATCTAATGAAGAAGCGTAAAACGAATTATCTGCAGAATCAAGGTGTCCACCCCATCCTACATATTTAAAACGGACAGTTCCTACATTAAATCCAGTACTAGAATAGTCTTCATGTTCTTCGTTGGTAATAACATCCAATACCGCAGCAAGACTTAAAGCTAGTCCTTGGGACTGTTGACCTTCGGAAATAGAGCTATCCCAAGGCATTATCCAACCTTAAGTCGGGTTAGTTCATCCTCAGCTTCTGTTGTTTCTTGCTGTAAATCGTCTATTTCTAGTTTGATATTACTCAACAGCTGTTGTTTCTCTTCTTCTGTCAAGAGTTCTGTAGAACCAACAGTTTTTGTCCCGATAGCAATTGCTCTTTGAGCAATTTGTGCGATTCGCACGATGTGTTCGTCGTTCCTAACATTACAATCCATAAAATCCTTAATAATGGGAGAGATGACTGCTGCATCTTCGGGGGTTCTTATTTGTCGAACGAGTTTAGTAACAAATGTATTTATCTGTTCTCGCTTACTGTCGGTATTTTTATAAATGTCTTTAAAAACATCAGAAAGTGTCTTGTCATCAAAAATAATATAGTCCATAGTATCGTCTCCTTTAGTATAACTATTTAATTTTTAAAATAATCGTGAATCATACCAGTATTTTTATATTCTTCATATTGTTTATCTTTAATTTCCTGAACTTGTTTTACAATTTTTGTAATATGTGAAGTTTCACAATCTGTAATTTCTCTAATCATTAAGTAAATAGCTTTCTTATTAAAATTATTAATCATGTGTGCACGTTTTAATAATTCCAAAACAGCATAAGCTATTCCCAAATCTCGCTTCTTGGAAAAAACTTTATGAAGATTATAATCCCAATATTTTATAAAGAGTTTTATAAATTCTACTCTTTCTGGTTCGTTATAAATTTCATCGGGATCTACAATCAATGTTTCTTGAGCAGAATAGCTTTCTGGAGATTTGTCTGACAAATGAAGAACTTTCTTTTCTTCTTTGTATCTTTTATTATTTTGTAAAATGCAATAATTCTTTGCAACCACAGAAAAATAACTAAAAGACTTTCCTTTATCTGCCGTGAAATTTGGGAGTTTTATAACTAGGTAGGAGACAACTTCATTTTTAACATCTTCAAATGTGCCATCTATATACGGAAATTTAAATCGATTGATTATATTTTCCGCTAGTTTATCTAGGGGTTTGTATATGCTTTTGTTAAATAGTTCTTCGCGACGAAATTCATCTTCGCATATATTAAATTCAACAATTGCTTGTTCTGTTTCTTGCGTCCAGTATAGGTTACGCGTCCTCGTCTTCCTCTTTCTCATAAATAATACCCCTTAACTCCCCGATAACAGTTATTAACTGTTGAAATAAGGCACCAACTTCATCATCCTTTTCAAACATTTCTCTGTTATCTAAATGACGAGCTGTCCTTAAAATTTGTGTTGTTCCTTCATAAAACTTCATAATATTATCTTCATATATTTCTATTTTCTTAACTACAACATATGACGCATAAATTAACGCTACATTTAATACAGCAGATATAACCAACAATAACACAATCATATTAATCTTCTATCTCTTCTACATTGTAGTCAGAAAATTTCGTCATGTACTTACGAAGCGTCATTCCATTAGCATCGACCGTTCCAATAGAATCAAGCTTATTTAACAAAAATCGTTTCATTCCCATAGCCCCAGCAAAATGCGCTCCGGCCAAAATACTAGAAGTAGTAATATACATACCTTTATGGTTTGTATTATTATACTCCTCAATATATGGCCTAAGAGTAACATAATTTTCTCTCATGTAAGCTAACATAACTTCATCCTGTAACCTGTTGTTTCTTAAAAAATCCTCATTTAAAATATCATATCCAAGATGTTTTATTGTCCTTGGACTAAACTGATATCTTCCTAAATATCCATATGAATTTACAACATCATATCTATTATTACTTTCAAAAACTGCAATAGCTTCTAAAAACATTAAAATATCCTTCCTACTGTCACTTTCTTCTTCTACTTCTACAATCGGTATAGACAGTAGTGAAATGTCTATTTGTTCTTTACCATTGACATTGGCACCATCAAGTGTCCACAACACAACAAAAACACACATAACCTTTAACAGTATGTTAATCTTCATAATATCTCCCTACTGAATCAACAAATTATAACAGATGTGGCATTGCTTCTTGTAAACCATTTGTAGTTATCTGAACAAATTCTGCATTAAGATAAAATTTATGAATTGATTCAGATCCCACATAACTCATGGCCGAACGTACCCCGTCCATTATTTCGTCTACAATTTCTTCCACAGATCCCTTATATGGTACCATAGTAGCGGTACCTTCAATATTATTTAATTCTGCGGAAGAAATTGTCTTTTGAACATCACTAGCAGATCCATGATAGATCTTCATTTTGCGTCTATTACCATACTTACCAAAATGCTGTATGTCTCCGGGCGTTTCTTTTGTACCCGAAAACATAGACCCCAAAATAACTGAAGAGGCACCCGCGCCAAGTGCTTTAGCAACATCGCCTGGGTATCGGATTCCTCCACAAGAAATTATTGGAGTACTTGCAACATCAGAAATTGATTGAAGACAAGACATTTGTGGAATTCCGACTCCTGTTCGAATACGGGTTTCACAAACCGATCCTCCCCCAATTCCTACACGAAGAGCATCTGCTCCCCATTTTTCTAAATCTTTAGCAGCCTCTGGTGTTGCAATATTTCCTGCTATCACTTCAAACGAAATATCCGAAGCGGTTGTTAGTGATCTCTTTAATGCACGTAAATCTCCAAGAATTTGTTTCATTGAAGAATGGTGACCGTGAGCAGTGTCAATCAACAAAACATTAGCACCTGCTTGTAAAAGTGCTTTTGCTCTAAAGATATCCTTTTGTTTTGATCCAATAGCAGCAGCAATAACAGGATTTGTAAATCTATGTTCTACTCTACCATCATGTTCTGAAACTTGGGAGGTGATTCTTTTGTATAAACTATTAACTATATCAGCTTGTTCATTAATGCTATTAAATCTATGAACTATACCTACTCCTCCAAGGGCCCACATGGCATACGCCATTTCAGCCTCACAAATAGACTGCATTGGTGAGGCTATAAGGGGTATATCAATGTACCGTTTCTTGGTAAGTGAAGTTACAGTACTACAAACTTTTCTAGAACTTACATCACTATACTTTGGAATGATCTGAACATCATCAAATGTGAATGTCTTATGTTTGGAATTAAACAATGGTTCTGTATAATTCATTTTGACTCCTTTGTCGTTCTACATCTTTGATATGATAAAGTGACCATTCTTCTTCTTCGGGAAGGCGTGTCCATGTATTAAATCCAACGATTCGTTCATGGACCTTGCCTTGCCATTTAATATTTTTTGTATTTTGAAATATTCTGGTTTGAAAATCCGGCCACATGTTCCATCCTTTTTCATTCTGAGACCAACCCCATTTTTTAATATCTTCCTGAGTTATGCCATTAACGATATTTACTCTTGGAACTAGAAAAAGTTCTACTTCAGAATTTTCCAAAAGAAGCGAATGAACATTTTCTTCCAAAGCGGAGCCTAATGTTTCATCAGCATCAATTTGAAATATCCAATGTTTTGAACATTTTTCAATTCCAAAGTTTTTATGTGTGCTAAAATCTTTTTGTAAATGTCGTTGGTAAAACTGAATTTCTGGCCGGCTATTTCTCCAAGAAGATAAAATATCTAATGTTTCTTCATCGTCAGAATAATCATCTATAATAACAATCTCATCTTCACCATTATTCTTATCTAACATGGGTACTAATTGAGTTAATAGCCCATCAAGATACAATCCTTCATTTTTTGTGGTAATGCAAAAACTTATCATATTTAATCCGGTCGATAATCTCTAACCAATCCCGAAAATCCCTTAAGATGTTCGGGCGAATCATCTACTTCTTTAATTTCTTCCTTTAAATCTAACACATCTTGCCCTGCATTGTCAAGGGGTTCATTGGAGTTTTTCTCATCTTTTTCTTTTATTTTTACCGTTTTTGATGATGTTTCTAATAAATGAAGCCTATTATACGCAACAACCAAACTAACTGCTAGTGGATCAAAAACAAATATAATCAATAAAGCAAACGCATTAACCACTTGATCCATAGGCCAGCCGGTCAGATTGGACAGGTAACGTAATGTACCTACTTCGGCGGTTACTTCACTGTCTATGGTTAGGCTTAGCGCTTGTAGGTCCATTTGAGTAACGCTATCGGTCAATTCTTCTATTCTTAGTCCTAAGTTACCTCTTTCCTGAGTAGCAATTTGTAACTGTTCTTGTAATACAAGTCTCGTATTTAATGAAGTAGTTGTTACAAGTTGACCAGTTTCTTCATCAACATATTGAATTACATTATTAGCCAGACCTCTACTTAATTCTCCAACGGTTAAACTTAAGGTTTCGCGTTCTCCAATATAAAGATCCAATTGTTCTTGATATCGTTCTTTTCTCAAATCTAATACTTGGGTTTGTCTATCTAAAATACTAAGTTGGTCGGCGGTGGTTTGGTAGGCTGCTGTTAAAAACCCATAAATTCCCGCGGAAGTAATTACAATTAAAATAAAGGTTGCTGAGAGATAATATGCTCTCATCAAACGAGTCAGGTCTTGCCAATGTCTGGTTAATAAAGAAGCGGTAACGAGTTTACCAGCTTCCAAAACAGATGCCATTATGACAACTGCTAGATATGCTCCTGCAAATAACTTTCCTAATCCAGATATAGAAAAGAAAGCAGCAACAGTGGCTATCAATATTGCTGATAATAATACTACATATTTAAACATTTTAACCTCCGTAAATTACAATAAATATGGGGGTAGAGAAAAACCCTACCCCCATATAATATTTTCCACACAACCCTCTTAAACCACCCCCTAATAAGATGTGTACATAGTTATGTGACCGAAGTTGCTATTCATCGCTACCCCCGGTGTTAAAGTGTTTTATTTAATTGTAACCTTTTTAGCCAACTTAACCTCGTCGTGAACACGGGGTAAATTAATCGTAAGAAGTCCGTTATCAAAACTAGCGACAACATTTTCCATATCAAGATTATCGTTAATTTTAAATGAACGTTTAAATGAACTTCTCTTTAATTCACGAAGATAATATGTAGAATCAACAACATTAGTACATTTGCAGGGAATTTCTTTACAACCACACCCATCTTGTGTGGGGGATTTGCCAGAAATTGTTAAAAGTCCTTCTTCAATCTCAAGATTAATATCCTTTTTAGAAAAGCCCGCAAGTTCTGCAACAATTTCTACTTTATCATTGTAAGAAATAATATTAACCTTTGGGTACGCTCCCTTTGTCACGGATACACCCATATCCCTAATTGTAGGAAAGGTGGTGTTTAACATATCGTCAAACATGGAGTCGAAGGAACGGATGAAAGCGTCTCTTTCATCAAAAAATGGTTTTAACTCATGTGAGTTACGCGGACGGAACAGTGATAGTGTAGTCATGGTTTTTCTCCTTTATTAAATGTTAGACCAGTTGTGCGTCTTTTGTGTCCCTACACTAGGCGACACAAATATAAGTATGACATAAGCATAACAAAATTACGCTTTTTTGTCAAGCGGACATTAAAACTTCCCTTTGGCCTTTTCAATTACCATAGCAAGATAATCTGAAACATGGACAATATATGGTATGTTTGTTTTCATCGGATATGGATACATATTGTTCTTTAAATATGATTTATTCGACTCATCATACATGCCGTCAGATAAATGGATACCCAACCATTCATTCTTTGTAATTTTAATATCATACTGTTGCAACATATAATGAGCCCTATCGGTTACACTCATATATTGAATAGTATTATTATATTTATAATTTTGGCCGAGCGTTTTTCTGTGCCAATCGGAATCTTGTTCTACATAATAAGGTTCGTTAGGTTCTCCTAATTTTCCTAAATCGTGGTGGAGAGTAGCAAACTGTAGTTCCTGTGAGGTGAAATCCAATTCACCTCCAAACGCATGAAATGTTTTTGTCATTTCCACCGAAATATCATAGACCCTAAGAACGTGGTCAAGATAGCCGCCTGGGAAAGCGTTATGGTGGTGTTGTACAGCTGCGGCGGGTGCTTCTGATAACTCTTGATCTAAATCTCCATACATTCTTTTAAGATTTTCAGAACGCGGGTCTTCTTCAATCAAAGACATAAACCTATCATAGTCTTCTTTAATTTTATTTTCATCTAAGAAAATCACATAACCTCCTAATCGGATATTTTAATATAACACTAAACAGCTCATCTGTTAAGTATTAAATGTTTTGACTGTCAGAAATTAATTTATTAATTTGAAAATCGTGTATCAATTTCTTACAATCGGATGCTAATTCATACAATTCTTTTTTTATAAATGCTTCTTGCATTTCATATAGAGTATCCAAATAATCTTCTTCTTCTACACCTGCAACAATATTTGTCCCTTCTATTCTATAAAATTTTGCTTTATTTTTATTTCTAATTATAGCTTCTTCTATTATTTTTAAATAATATTTATATACAATTTCTGGATATTCCCTTTGAAATTGATCTAATTTTGGTATATATTTATTTGGAATTTCTAACATTTTTTTCTCCGGCTATTTTTTTTCTTTTGTTTTCCGAATGAATAAATTGTCCCATCTGGTGCTTTGAACTTTTTCTTTAAATTCCAACCACGTTCAAAATTAAGTTTTGTAGTTTGTATCTGTGACTCTGATTTAAAAATTTCTCTTGCAAAACAATCTCCACATATAAGTTCTTTAACATCGTCCCAACTTATTATAGAGATTTCTGCACATCTACTACACCAAATTCTTTCCTTTTCACGATATATTAATTTTGCATTTTTTCTTCGTTTTGATACTGCCATTAAATTTTCTTATGATCAGACCACCTATAACCTCTTGCTCTCAATTCACGCTTATATTCTCTGAGTAATTTATTATAATGAACATGGGGTTTAGATCGTACCATATCCAGACTATTCCACTTATAATTAAATTTTCTTATTTTTTTCTTACAAAAAACAAAATCTTGTAAAGAATCTGAGTACTTTATTAAATACATTAAAACCTCATATTCCGTTTTCATCATTTTTACAGTTTGAGCTTCTTTCCTTCTTTGAAAAAATCTCTTTATAAAATTAATCATAACCTATTCCTCACAATTAGTATATTTTATAAATAGAACCTAATCTAGAAACTATGTACTTCTTCCGTCTTTCTCAACTTGGATGTAGTTGCATACAGTGGGTTTTTATAATCATAGTCATTGACTAAATAAACCCTCGTATTAATGGTAGCCGCCAGCATTTCTATCTTATTTTTACATTCTTTATTAAGATTTAAGCTACCTTGCCAAAGTTTTCCAAATTCTCTGGTAAATAGAAATACATTCGATTGTGTATTCTTTCCGAAAATCTTTTCTGCCAAATCAACACTAGGTTGAATATCTTTACCTGTCCAAAACATATTTACTCCTCATTAGTATCTTCTTCGTCATTACTTTCTTTAAATTTTTCAATATCCAAGAAAATGTTTTTTAAATTTTCCATAGCGTTTCCATCTGGCCTAGGTTTAGATCTATTTAATTTATCAACAAAATCTTCTGCAGAAAACTCTATAGACTCTGTAGTTCTCCGTTCATCGTCGTGAGGCGACTCGCGAGGAAATTTCATAGCAGAATCAAACATACCCGCCATCACATCATCAATTGAAATTGAAAAATCACGAAGTTGTGATGATAATTCTATAAGATTTTTTGCTACTTGTTGTTGATCAGCGATATGTCTATCCGTTAATGTACTCAATTTTACCAACATTGTTTTATTTTCTTGTATAATCAAAGATTGAGATGTAGTCATCATACCAATAAATAAAATTAGTAAAATTATAACGGTTATAGCGATTGAAACAGCAATTGTAGTAATCATAATTTTTTGTGTTTTGGGTTAATGTAAATATACAACAGTATGTTCTGTTTGTCAACCCCCCCCTAACTCAAACTTAAGTTTATTTAATTGAGCAAACTCAAAATTAAGTTTAGTTAGTTGAGCAGAGGTGGTAGCATTAATTTCAACTTGATGATAATACTTTTCACGGGAAAGGTCAAGTTCGTCACGAAGTCTCTGATATTCCTTTTTTAATTCTTCGTTTTGTTCTCTTAAATCTTCTACAGTTTTTTGTACTTCTTCAAACGCCATTTCTACCAATTCTAAACTTTTAGAATTAGAATCTATCCCATTTCTTTTTTTTCTACGCTCAAGAAAAATAGTCGCGGCTGCAGCAACTGCAGTGAAAATGACAGCAAGAAAGCTTTCGTTTACAAGATGTGTAAGTGGGGTAATGAGATCCATGAGTCTATAAATAGCAAGAGAAGAACCACATAACCGTTCTCCTATAACTAATTAAATTACGAACCTAAATTGAAGAAAGACTTGGTAATATGGAAAGTTGACCCAGACAGGGCGGTGATTACGGTATTGTAGATAATATCCGCGTTGAACACAGTTAACCCGATAAATAGACCTAACATAAAAGGAACCGCATTTGTTGGGGTTGAAAAAGCACTCTTAAGACAGGTTAACACCTTTGATGTCATTATAAACCCCCTTGACTGATCTTGTACTTGTTCATCGGTTGTGAGCCCAGCCCTTCTCTGACTTCCCTCTTGGCCGATTCGCGAATGAACCCACGGCGGGTTTTACATCAACCACCTCAGCACCGTCACCTGACTTAGCAATAGGGTTCCCGCCCTTAGAAACAAGACCCTTCGATCCCTTACTCTGCATCGTTGAAAGATGCTGTTTTGCGGTTTTTAAATCCCTAAAGGATTTTGTAATCGTGGTACCATACTTACCCTTAGCATACTTAACATCATATGTAGCTTTCCGAGCATCGGGTTCCGTACTAGCTATATCTTTAAAACGATCAATTTCTTTTTTTCCTAGTGTATCGTCTTCCAACGCCCGTTCTAACTCAGCCCTTCGTTTGGGACTTAATCGTAATGATACTCTAGCTAGTTCCTCATCCTTAGTCTTAGCAAAAACTAATTGAGCAACATCATGAGCATGGCCTGGCGGTTGTGTGGCCGCCCGATCTTCCTCATCAGGCACCGCTTTCTGCGGCATTTTATACCCAGGCGTTGGTTCCGACCGTGTGGTACTCGTTCTATATGAAGCATCGTATTTTTCAGCATCCCACTTGGTCGGTGGCTGAGGAATTAGTTCTGCACCTTTCTGTCCACGTTTAACGTCTTTAGTTATTTGAATTCGGCGCCTCATTACGTCTTTATACATATTTGTAGTAAATGTTTCACCAGCAACTGACGTACCGTGTTTAGTGGACTTCCCACCCGCATTTCTAAATATTTGTTTTGTTTGTGAATATGTAAATCCAGATTTTGCTATTGTATCCATTAATTTATTTTCTTCACGTTCGCCCTTACTCCACGTTGAGTGGTCATCAGATTTATCATATGACCAATCATGATTGTGGATTTGATCAGCAATATCCTTGACAGTTGTTTTAGTTTGTTCTCGGCGCGCAAATCGTTTTTCCCTTGTCTCTCGTTCACCCGGAGCGCCGAGTCTTGGAGATTTGTCCTTCATTCTTGCTTGGGTTTCTGGATCTGTACTAGTAACGCTGCCGGCATCTTTCTCTACACTAGGATCATCTAATCCCAGTTTTGTTTGAGCGGGATCAACCTTTGTTAATTTACCACCATCAGTTTTATGAGTGACCTTATCGGTACGAGAGTCAGCCCAGCGGCCGAAGCCCTTGTAAACTAAGCCCATCTGTTTAGCTTGATCAGCAGCATCCGATCCTTCATTATAAATCAAATCTGTCAATAATTCTGATAACAACATATTCTATTCCTGTGTTAAACTCTCTGGCCAAAACGTCTCAACTTCGTCTTCTAATATTTCCGCGCTAAAAATCCCATCTTCAAAAACCAATTCATCTAACGCATGTTCGACATAATTTACAGCGTCAGATTCCGACTCTCCATAGCTTACAATGAAGACTGGTACAATGTATTTCTTCAAAGCCTTTTTGTCCATTTTTCTTCATCCCCGCCGTCGATACCTTATTGGTTTTCTATATATAGTATCAGTTCCAGTCATCAATTGGAAATGGATCTGCTTCATTTGATTCATTTGCTTCATTTAAAGCTTTAAAAAGATTTGGAATTAAAATGTGTCTTGAATAGTATGCCATATTATAAACATTTCTTGATTCGCTACGCGCAAACATATTTCCGGCTAAATCATGCTGTGTAAAGAACAATAATTCATCTAAAAATTCTGTGGTTCTTTCTAATTTGTGTTCAGGCGATCCACGATAATGATTCATCACATTAAGTAAAAATTGTTCTGCTTCATTCTTAACTTCAAATATACCATGAATGCTGTTCTGGTCTTGTTGAGTCATCGATTACCTGCTTTTTTTGTTTGAAAAGAAAAAAACTTCCCATAATTCCCAACGTAGCTACTACACTATAAAACCAATACCGTTTCATTCTCCCTCTCTCCTCCGTTATATGTCATCAGCCGCGGGCTGTTCTCCTATCAGATCTAACGGCCATAATAATCCTATGTAACAGTTGTCGTGTACGTTTAACAATTGGTCTTATTTCTCGACTACATTGTTCTACAGTAACATCTGACGCTCTACATTCCACACGGATCGTCCGTATTCTGTCAAGATTAGCTTGAGCGTAGGTCAATCCCGCTTCCACCCGCTTCTGGGCTCCTCTTTCATCTGATAATGGGTGTTTTTGTATATATCTCTGTAATCGGCGAATTACTGCCCGCAAACTTGGTTTACTATTACGAAAACTTCGATCTCCCCGCTTTACAGCTTCCCGCTTTGCAGCTTCGGCCCTCGCGACTGTGACCGCACCGTGTGGATCTACATCATCCACCATACTAAGCATCGTTTCAATGGAAGTTAACTCATTTACATCTTCTAGTGCTGTGGGTCCATTAGCACACCCATCCAGAACCAAAAGCGCGGTTAGACTTAAAAATATATTTTTCACTTTTTTCTCCTACTTTTAATGTTATCAATTTTAGTATAATACTGAGGATCTTTAAGATAATATTCCTTAACGATCTCTTTTGCAATACTAACATCGTTAGTTTGCTCTAATTCAATCGTAAGACCCTTTTTTAATTCTTCTTTTATTTTTACCATTTTCTACAAGACCAGTATCTTGCCTTGTGTTTTGGTCCAGGCGAATCACAGTTGTGTCTAGCTCTAAATGCTTTTCTTGCAGCTGGATTAGATTTTCTGATTGACATAGTTTTCTCTCCTGCTTTTTTTGCAGTAGTTCCACCATGTCCAAAGTTTACCTTTACCACATTACCTTTGGGGTTATTAACATACACTTTAAATTTTTTAACATCACCCCTCATTGGCTTACCTAACTTTACAGTCCTACCTTGATATTCACCTTCGGTTATGTTAGATTTATATTCTTTCATAAATTCGGTGAATTCTTTTATATCGTCATAGTTCTCTACTGTGTATTCTTCGCAGTAATTTTGGCTTTCTGATAATAAATTATATAATGATATCATATCTTGGTTTTCTTCTTCACTGTCCTCTTCTTTGGAGCAGCCTTCTTCTTAGGAGCATTCTTCTTCGGAGCAGCCGGAACAGCCTTCTTCTTAGGAGCAGCCTTCTTCTTTCCACTTCCACCACCAATTGGCCACGTTCCCGGCCATTTGCGCATATGGTTCCAAACAACCCCACCAATTACCAAAAGAACTACAACTGTTATTACTATATTCATTATAATTTACTCTCCTATTATATATTTTAATATAAATATCATGTATACATGTATTCCTTGTATTCCTTTCCGGCGGACAGTAGAATATAATAGGTTTTTGCAGGCTTGTCAACCCCCTTTAACAAATTTTTTCACAAGTGTTGACTTTTTTGTTGATTTTAGTTATATTACTATGTAATTTAATCACTTTAATCACAACACAAGAAGGGTTATGAAACAGAAACATCCATTCGAAGAACTCCGTAAAAGTCCTGACATACTGGTCGGCCTCCAATGGGGTGATGAGGGTAAGGGCAAGATCACTGACGCTCTATCAAATGACTACCAATGGATCGTTCGATACCAAGGTGGTAGCAATGCTGGCCATACGGTCTATATTGATGGTGAAAAATTTGTAACTCATTCTATTCCTACTGGTATTCTAAATCGTAACTGTAAAGTTGTGATTACTCATGGATGTGTAATTAATATACCCGAATTGATTCAAGAAGTCAAGCTTTTAGAAGAAAACGGAATTTCGTTCAAGGATCGGTTCTATCTATCAGAGAATGCACATCTTATTACACCAGAACATTTAAAAGAAGATAAATCTAACCAAATAAAATTTGGAAGTACTGGAAAGGGAATAGGACCAGCATATAGAGATAAGATATATCGCGAAGGACTCCGTGTAAAGGATTATCCTCAAGTCATAGATGAAGATAAGATTATAGTGACCGATACCCGAAAACTACTTCGGGATGTAATATATAAAGGAGACAAAGTACTATTTGAAGGAGCACAAGCGGCTATGTTGGATATTGAAATGGGAACATACCCCCATGTCACATCATCTCCATGTATAGCTTCTTATGCTCCTGCTGGTTCTGGACTCCCCTTGACTTTCTTCAAACATTCTATTATATTAGGCGTAGCAAAAGCATACACTACTCGCATTGGAACAGGGCCATTTCCTAGTGAGATTCACGATAAGAAAGTTGCACAAAATATTCAACTTACCGGAAAGGAATATGGAGCAACGACGGGTAGGCTTAGAAAAGTAGGTTGGTTGGACATTCCACAATTGAAATATGCTTGTGAAGTAAATGGAGTTTCCAGTATAGCACTAACAAAACTAGACATCTTTTCCGAAGCGGATTATGAAATTAAAGTAGCAACAGAATATAAGATTAATGGAAAATGGACAACGGAGTATTGTGACGAACCAGAATCCATCCGTTATGAAAGTTTTTCTGCTTGGCCAGAAATTACTGAAACCAATTGGGACGGCTTGCCAGATAATCTTAAAAAGTATGTTGATTTTATTGAAGAATCTGTTGGTGTAAATATTTCCATGATAGGTGTGGGCCCAGACCGCAATCAATTAATACACAGGTAGACGTATGGACTTTTTTGAATTTGGATCGAATGATGTAACTAAAACAAAAAGAATTTTAGTATATCCAAATATAACCTTTTCAAAAGATCTTGAGCAAGATTCATATGTTCAAGTTATGAAGAAACTTATATTTGAACTTTCCAAGGTAAGGGATGATTTATACTGGTACATAATAAGTCCAGAAAAAATTAAAGGATTACAATTTGATAATGTATATCAATTTATAGCGCCGTTTCCAACATACCCTCCTACAATGAGATGCCATTTTGACACATTTAGCATAAAAGAACATTTATCAAAAAAGTATGACTTTGATTTAATTTTCAGTCATCTACCAGAACACACTTGGAATTTAGTAAATTTATTAAAAAACAATACCTATCACAATGTTCCTGTTCTTGGATATTCTCATTGGTTTGATTTCGATCATATACAATCGTGGCCAGTTGGAGCATTTAACGAAAATATGTTAGGTCTTTTGGAAATGGAAAAGTGCTATATAAATACGGAGTATCAAAAACAACTAGTATTAAAAGAAGCAGAAAAAACATTTAATCAAAATACTATAGATAAATTATCTAATATCTTAGAACCCTTTTATTTAGGAGTATCTAGAGAAGATCTAAGTCCACCAAAAGAATCAAAAAAATGTATTGTATTTAACCACAGACCCCACGCATATAAAAACTTTACTCCCTTCCTTAATATGTGTAGTAAATTATACAAAACAAGACAAGATTTTGAAGTATGGGTTCCGCTGTGGGAAACGAAAGTTACAGAGAAATTTAAATGGTTAAATACTGATAAGTTTGATAAAGAAGGATATTATCGAAAACTTCAAACCTGTAGAGTTGGCTTTTCACCAGAACAAACGTATGGTGGGTGGTCTGTAGCAACTACAGATGGGTTGATGAATGGGTGTCCGTTTATTATGTATGATGCTGATTATTATAAAGAACTAAACCCAACCGCTGATTTCTTTACTACAGAAGATGAAGCTATAACTTTACTAAACAAATATCTAGATGATGACTCTTATCGTAATGAAAAAGCAACAGAATCCTTTAATTATGTTTCTGAAAATCTTCTTTATGAGTATTCTATTGGAAAACTTTCAAACGATATTGATAGTATAATAAACAATTCATATGGTGTTGGTAATTCGAAAAAACTTACTAACATGATCAACTATATTAAAGATAAAAAAGTTGTATCAAAGGCTGATCTAATTGAAAAGACCGGATGGGGAAGAGGAATTAAATTTTCTCCATACCGAAGATCGTTGATGAATCATCCAAATATTTTTGACAAAATGGGAATGCTTCCATATTATACTTGGTTAGACTGAAAATATTCCAGTACTATTTCCAAACGATGTAAGATCGTTTGTAATCGGAACTCCAATCTCATTATTAGTAGAAATTTGAGTTACATTCATCTTATGTAACAAATCCAAGAATACGTTTGCCATTGGAGTTCCCCTCGGCGCTTTCACATGCGACTCACCTGCTAGAATGCCATTTCCACCACCAACAAGGAATAATGGACATTTAACGTGATTATGAAGATTACTATCTCCCATTGCAGACCCATATAACAGTAAAGTCTTATCTAACAGGTTAGAATCCCCTTCCATTGTATTTTGAAGTTTTTCAAGGAAATACGGCAATATTCCTACATGATGTTTATTAATCTTCGCAAATTCTAAAATTCTCTCTTCGTTACCACCATGATGTGAAGCAACGTGGAATGGTTGATCAGATCCACTATTCGTATAAACTCTAGGTGATGCATCTCGTCCTAACTTCAAAGAGAAAACCCTAGTACTGTCAGATATAAATGCTGCGAGTTGCAGATCAAACATTAATTTAACATGTTCCTCAAAGTCATCGGGGACACCGACTGGAGCTGTAGGTATGTTACGTTCATCACCACTTAAATTTTGGGCTTCAATTCGTTGAATTCGTTGTTCAAGTTCTCTAACGTTTTGCATATAGCTATCTAGTCGGTGCTGATCTACTGGACCTAACTTCTTTTGCAAAGTAGACATTTCATCTAAAACCCAATCAAGAATACTACTATTAGATCTTGATCGTTCACTTCGTTGAGCAGCTGAACCCCCAGCACCAAATAATTGTTCAAATATTGCACGAGGGTCGCGAAGCATTGGTAATGGCTTATCTGGTGCTGACCAACTAAGGGTATCAGTATACGCACATGAGTATCCATAAGCACACCCTCCCGCTTGATCAACATTTTCAATTGACATCTGTAATGAAGGAATTGGAGTTTCATGTCCATACTGTTGTGCAAATACTTGGTCAAACGAAGTTCCAACGTGAAGGTCAGATCCTTGTGTTTGTTTTGGATGTGATTGGGTCAAGAAAACAGCAGTAGATCTAAAATGATCACCACCAATCTCTTGGGGTGAGAAAGCATCTGCCATTCTACAATCTGTATCACTAACAATTGTTAAATATTTTCGGAATGGTTCTAGGGATTGGAGACTAGTTGGAGAAAGATCAAAATTTCGACCCTCATCTGCAGGACTCCAAAGATTTTGTGATCCACCCCAATCGTTACTACCTGCGGCGCCGTGTACTTGTTCAATACAAACTAATCGGGGAGTATCCGCCGACTTACCAGCTTCAGTAGCCATCAAGTGTTTTCCTGCAGGAATCATTGCATCAAGCAGTGGCAATCCAAGTGTAGTTCCCACACCACGAAGCATGGTACGACGAGATATACGCTTTCCAGTAATAAAAGTCATTGTGTTTCCTTTAAGCTGTGAATGAACTCCCACAACCACAACCACCTGTCGCGTTGGGGTTGTTAAAAACAAAACCCTGTCCCATCATACTTGATGTATAATCAATTTCTATACCATCAAGATATTGTGAACTAAAGGCATCAATAAAAATTTTGATCCCTTGCAACTCAAAAATTTCATCATCTGGCTCAGAAGTTTCTTCAATATTTAATCCATATTGAAAACCCGAACAGCCTCCGGGGAGAACTGAAACACGAAGTCCAGCATTTTCAGTGGCTTCCAAATTTTCAATAAAATCACGAACTTTTTCCGTTGCCGCAGTTGTTAATGTCATATTGTTCCTTAATTTACATTTTCAAGCTGATAACGATAATGCTTCTGTACTATCCCCAAAGGATTCTACATGGTCCATTCCCAATGTATGTAGAAAGGATAACATGGCGTTTGCCATTGGAGTTCCATTTGGAGTACTTATGTGATTTTCTCCACCAATCCGACCATTGGCTCCACCAAGAACTATAAGAGGACAGCGTTTATGATTATGTAGATTACTATCTCCCATCGGCGAACCATAGACGATCATTGTCTTATCAAGCATATTGCTATCACCTTCTGTTATATCTTTAAGTTTATCTAAGAAATATGGAAGTGTACCAACATGATATTTGTTAATTATTTCAAAATTAAGAACCGCCTCTTCATTTCCACCGTGATGTGATGCTGGGTGGAATGGAGAATCCGTTCCACTTTCTGGATAAACTCTTGAAGACGAATCCCGTCCCATTTTAAATGAAAATACTCTTGTAACGTCTGACGCAAAAGCAAGTGCTTGTAAATCAAACATCTGTCGTGTATGTTCACCAAATGAGTCAGGTACTCCCGCAGGAGCTTGTGGCATTTCTCTCAATTCACCACTTAGGTTTCGAGCTTCAGTTCTTTCAATCCTACGTTCAAGTTCTCTAAGATAATCAAAATATTTTTCAAGTCGCTCAGTATCATTGGGACCAAGTTGTCGCATAAGTTGCGGCATTTGAGACTGTACCATATCAATAATACTTTGTTTTGTTTTCCTACGAATCGCGCGGTCTTTAGGAGTACCCCCAGAACCAAAGAGTTGTTCAAAAGCAACTCGCGGGTCGCGAATAACAGGCAACGGCTCAGTGGGTGACGCCCAACTAATCGAATCGGTGTATGCACATGTGTATCCATAAGCACATCCACCAGCTTGGTCAATGTTCTCAATACAAAGTTGCATCGAAGGAATAGCTGTATCTTGTCCAGCCCACTTGGCGTATAATTGATCTAGAGAAGTACCTACATGAACATCAGACCCTTCTGTTTGTTTTGGATGTGATTGGGTTAGGAAAACCGCACTAGACCTGAAGTGATCTCCTCCAATTTCTTTTGCTTCAAACGCTTCAGCCATTCTAACATCAGTATTACTGATAATAGTAAGATCTTTACGATATGGATCTAGGGGACTGAGAGAAGACGGAGTTAAATCAAAATTTCGACCAGTCTCTTGGGGGGACCATAAGTTCTGGGTAGCACCCCACTCGTTACATCCAGCGGCTCCGTGAACCATTTCTATTGTTACAAGCCTCGTAGGGTCCGCCGCATGTGATGACATCCGTCCAGCGGGACGCATTACATCTAAAAACGGTAGTGCTATTGTTGCACCCATGCCACGAAGCATTGTACGTCTAGAAATGCGTCTTCCAGCATTAAAATTCATTAGTTTCTCCAGTTCTCCAATATATAATGTGTGTATAATATACAACTGTAGCAGTAAAAAGTCAAGAGAATTTTTCAACCCCCATACTAATAAATATCAAATTAGTAAAACAAACAACCTATTTATAGTAAGTGGCAGTTATATATTTTTAGTTATGAAACGTAAACAGATTAAAACGAGAATTATTTTGACCATTTTAACACTCTTACTTTCTCTTACCCTGGGCATTAGTGATCCTCCTCAAGAGAAAGTTATCGACATTGAAAAGATTACTAATTCAATTAAAATAGGTAAATTAGCAGGCAACCGCAATCTTGCATTTGGTGTAAGAAATGTTTTAGAAGAATATTTGTTTGAAGTGGGGTATGATCTTAATCCAAATGCACCTCTCAAATTACAAGTAGAACTTGTATTTTTAGATGTTTTGAAAACTAAAAGAAACTTTTCAGTTTTACATAGAAACAGCGAAGCTGTGGTAATTAGATTAAAAGGAACGTTATTAAAAGATGGTAAGAAAATAAAAGAAGTTACTGCGGAGGAATCTTCTTCTGAAATTTCCATATCCACGGTAATTATTGACAATGGCGGACAGTTTAATCAGACAAGTTTGAGTAATGCTATTAAGAAAGCTTGTGAAACTTTAATTCTTGAGTTGGAGAAATATTTATGAAAAAAATAGTTTTATTTTTGTTCCTTTTATTACCAACTCAAGTATCAGCACAAACACGACCTGAAGTTTATTTAGAAACAAATGCTATTACAGCAGTCCGTGGAGATACGATTGAAATTTGGGCAAATTTTAATAATAATAATACACAAACTAGAACCATTTATTTTGATTTTCAATATCAAAGAACAGCGTTTTCATTAATTGATGTATCCTTTGCCGTCGCTGGAGCAGATTCAAGTGCTATTCCTACGGGAACAACTACGTCTTTAACGAATATCAATTTTCCGGGCTACAAGTGGGTCCAAACTTCAGCAAACACAACTACCAATGGGTTGACAAATTATCAAAATATGGGTTACGCATTTACAACCGGAGGCCCACATACCATTAGAAGATTATATGCTACGGTTGCTCCACCAACTAATACAAATTTGGGAACTGGTAGATTTATGAAATTAAAGTTTGAAGTACAAAATACTGCTCACGATTTTGTATATGATTCCCTTTATATGAACTTCGCATTTGCAAATTCCAATAACGCTGGATGGCTTGCTACAGATAATGCTGTAAGCACAGGACATCGTTCAGCATTTTTTACCATAGGTGGTGGTACTGCTGACGTATTGGTTTATGGTACTTTAGGTTTACCATCCAATGTTAATATAAATCTTTTACAACCACGTTTGAAATTTTTTGAAAAATATAACAATGTACCTGACACCTTACGACACACTGAATCGATTGGAACAGCTGGAACCTTTTCAATAACACCCAGCGAGGTAGACACTGATACAGATTATAGAATTTATCTTTCTTTGGGAGGACCAGGCGGAGACAGTATACCTTCCCTTTTAAATACTGCTATAACCGTTTCAGACTTTACAGCCGCTGAAACTGAATTTTCCTGGCAAAGTTTAGCCACAGGAAACTTCATTGACACACTGTTTACAAAAGGCGTTCATTATATGGCCGCTGATATTAATGATTCCAGAGGATTTGATCCTGGCGATACAGGAACATTATTCGCTCAGGTTGCTGGGGTTGAAACGATTGAAATGACCGATACCAGTCAGATGTTATTAAAATCAGTCTTTGATACGATAAGTACAGCATATTGGCGGGTCACTGATAGTATACTTGATACTCAGTCAGGAGGTCCATATGGTCTGGATTTTCATACGGATACCACCACAACAGATACACTTAATCTTAAATATTTCATTCCTGGCGATGTAAATTTAAGTTATTCTTCAGCACTAAACGTTTCATCTCCCGGCTCCCAATACAGGGCCCAGAACTATCAAGCATCCCCGGTTTTAACTAATACATCAATTGATGTTAATTTAAATAATTTGGTTGTAACTTCCAATTCTATAGAAATACCATTTGAAGTTAGTACGGGTGATCAAGAAATTTCTGCTTTACAATTTGAAGTATTATATGACCCCAGTAAACTACGATTTGAAACGATGGACCTTGGAGTTTCCAGTTGGATAGCATTTATTGATAATAAGCTAGGACAGGTAAGGTTCGGGGCCATTGATAGATCTAGAGAATTTGCTTTGTCTGGCGATTTCACACCATTCATCTTAAAATTTGTAACCGTAAATAATCCATTAGATATTGTTACACAATTACACCTAACAAGCAATATGGATGCAAGCAGTAAGTCAGGACACCAAATTGGTATTACATTAAACTCAAACACAATAAGACTTATAGGATACAACAATTATGCAAACCCCGGTTCATAAAATAAAACTTCTCACATCCCTTGTATTAATTTTAGGATGTACATTTGATCCAGCAACCCCATTTGATATTGACGATAATACTACTCCCACTTTTGATTTAGGGGAAGTCCCACAAAGTACAAAAATTGTAAACGTAGAAATAGATGCGTTAACTAAAACTACAATAAAATTACATATGGATGTTACAGCCGGTGCAATGTACACCATACATTTATTACATCCCCTTGGAGGAGATCCTTCGGCGGTTACTGGATTTACAGCAACTACACAACTTGTAACAGTAGAATTAGATTATTCTACTATTAGTAACGGGTTATACGACATTGTTTTAATAGATACTCAAGGTAATTCAACACGAATTCCAATAATACTAGAGAGGTAATACCGTGGGAGATACTACAGATTCGGGAATGGCCGGATTGAAAAAAGCAGTCATTGGTGCATTAACCGTATTGGTGACAGCAGGAGCGGGGTGGTTTGCAACCACCTTTATGGGAGGAGAATCGGATTCAGCCGTGAGTCCTCCTCCAATTGAAGTTATCATCAACAACGAAAACAACCAAACACAAGCCGGTCCAACGGTTATTGTGATTGAATCTACAGATACCGTTGAAGCTGAAGAAACCGATCCAGCAAAAAAGAAACCTAAATGGTAAGGAGAGTATTATGAAAAAACTATTATTGATGTTGTTCTTACTACCCACGGCTCTCTCTGCACAAACGGTGGGTTCAACAAGAACTGAAGCATATGTCAGTCCCTTTGAACGTCAGATTGATATTTCTGATTATCTAGATTATGTCGGACCAAAAATTCCAATTCAACTATTAAACATTGGTATTGGTGAAGAAGTTTATAACCTATACCCAGAATTAAAAGATAGAAGAGTTGGATTAGGCGTAACCAATATTGTTGTTGCATTCTTTGAATTCCTAGATCGCTTTGATTTTACAGAAGAAAAAGCTGAAATTAAAAATCGTATGGTAACCCAATTTGAAGCTAGTGAAGCTGGCATTTCATCCAACCAACTTGAAGGGTGGGGTAATATTAAATTAGCAGAATATTTTGTTACTGTAGAAGTATATGATTATAGTGTAAGTGAAGACGAAACCATCAATCTTGTAGATGGTATTAAAAATACCGTAGTAACAAGATTAGGATTACAGATTCGTTTTACTGATGCCACTACTGGAACATACTTTACTGGTTCGGGTTTAGGAACAGCCACCACAGTTCGTGAACTTACTTTTATGAATGATGATAATTTTAGTGAAGTACAATTTAATCAATCAACAATAGGTACATCTAGTCGAAAAGCTTTAGAAATTGCCACAGCTCGCATTTTAGACAGGATGATTAAACGAGGGATTTTTGAAAGTTAAGGAACGTTTGTGTTTAAATATATTCTTGCTCTATTACTTGTCTTCATATACACAACAGAGGCCGAAGCCCAAGCTATAACACAAACTTGGATTGACCCCTGTACTGGTGATGTCCAAACCGCTATATTTGTTGTTGGAATGGGCGCAATTACTATAATGTATCGAGGCCAGGGGCGAGCATTTACCAAACAGGACTTCATAGACGGAACCTTAATGTCATGGATAACGGAAACTACCGCAAGCATTCCCTGTCCTGTTAATCCTGTTGTCGCCGCTACCGTAAATGCAGCCGCACAAGCAGCTGCTAGAGCCGCGGCCGAAGCTGCAGCTAGAGCCGCTGCACAGGCTGCAGCGGAAGCTGCGGCAGCATCCGCAGCAGCAGCCGCAGCAGCTGCCGCAGCAGAAGCAGCTGCCCAAGCAGCCGCCGCAGCGGCCGCCGAAGCGGCTGCAGCCGCAGCTGCCGAATCCGCAGCCGCCGCAGCGGCAGAAGCAGCCGCAGCCGCCGCAGCAGAAGCCGCAGCCGCAGCAGCGGCCGAAGCCGCGGCCTCTGCAGCCGCGGAAGAAGCTGCGGCCGCAGCCGCCGCAGCCGCTGCAGCCGCTGCATCCGCAGCTGACGCATCTACTTCTACAACTACTACTGGAACTACTACGACCACAACCACTTCGGGAACCACGACTAGCGGTAGTACCACAACGTCAACAACTAGTTCTACGTCTACTGATGCTTCAACGGGTAGTACGTCCACCACGACCAGTTCTACGTCCTCTGACGCAAGTACGGGTAATGCTAGTGAAACAACTACTACCACATCTACTGACACAAGTACGGGTGAAACTACCACCACCTCATCTACTACCGAAACGGATGCAAGTACTGGTGAAACAACTACTACCGAAACTTCTAGTACTACTGAAGAATCTAGTACGGCCACAACTGAAACTGAAACAGAAGCCCCGGCTGAAACTGAAACAGAAGCCGCGGCTGAAACTGAAACGGCTGAACCGGAAGCTGAGGCCGAGGTCGAAGCTGAACCGGAAGCTGAGGCCGAAGCCGAAGCTGAGACTGAAACAGAAGAAACTGAAGCTGAGGCTGAAGCTGAAGAAACGGAAGAGGAAACTGAAGAAACTGAATCTTCTGAAGACGAAGCTCCCCAAAACCCTCTTCTAATTGCATCTGATTTAACGGTTGGTCAGAATATGGACAAAAGTTTTTCAACCATATTGACAATGGGAATATCTCAATCTTCTATGGCTGGTGATGTAACTTTCGGAGCAACTGGAATGGTTTGGTCTAATTTAAATCAATTTGCTTTGGCCGGATCATATACAAAAATGAACTTTACTCCAGAAGGCGCCTTGAATGATATTGACAACTATACCCTCGCTACCGCTTATATGAGTGGAAGTTATATGACAATGTTTGGATACACTTGGGTTAAATCACATTTAAAATATGGAACGTATGGTTACAATGTAGGAGTCATTGGTATGTTTACAAAAAACAATGACAAATTTGAAAAATCTTTTATAGGTAACGTTGCTACGTTCTGGACAAAACCCTTTGTCGTATCAGAAAGACTTGCAATTTCTCCTCAAATATTTGTAACAAACAGTCCAGTAATGTATCAACATAATATTAACGAATTCATATCTAATCAAGAGTTAAGCGGAATGGTTGGAGCAGCATTTGATTTTGCAATCACCAGAAGATTCGCTTTCAGTACTGCATATCGGTTCTCCGGTGCTACAGTCTCAGAAGTTCCTATCCTTCACTTCTTTATGGTAGGATCAAGATATACGCTCTAGGGCCTTGACAACCCTCCCATATAGTGTTAGATTTATACTTCATTCAACGAGAGGTATTAATGCAAACTTTCTTACCACATTCGTCATTTAAAAATACATTTAAAGTATTAGACTATAAACGTCTTGGTAAACAACGAGTTGAAGCACATCAAATATTAAATATACTTTTAGATAGAACAGAGACAAAAGGATACCGTAGTCACCCCATTGTCAAAATGTGGAAAGGGTACGAACCCGCACTACAGCTATATTTTAATTTATGTGTTACGGAATGGATTAGACGCGGCTATAATAATAATATGAAATTAGAAAATATTAATAAACCAATTGAATATCCACCTTGGTTGGGTAATAAAGAGTTTCATTCTTCTCATAAATCAAATTTGCTTAGAAAGGACGAGGTACATTACTCACAATTCAATTGGGTAGAAAATCCAACCGATCCCTATGTGTGGTACACTTAAAGGTCTTGACAAACTCCCCCAATTGTGTTAGATTTATACTTCGCGAGAGTCGTATAACGGCTATTACCTTAGCCTTCCAAGCTAATGATGTGGGTTCGACTCCCTCCTCTCGCTTCAAAGTGTTGCATAAACAACCTTGAATATTATCCCTAAAGGAGAAATGTATGTTTAGTTTTAAGAATTTTTTTTATTACCCTGTTCGAAATTTTTTTCGATGGAAAGTGTGGGAACCTATTAACCCCTCAACGTTAAAGCATTATTACCAAAGAGCACGCTACGGCCACTCTTATAGAGATACTGGGTCTGTTGACTATTGGTTACTTGATAACCTAATTCCAATGATTAAAAGATTACGAGACAGAGATATAGGTGTCCCCAATGACTTTATTAAAGAAGAAGATGGTATTAAGGATGACGGCAATCCAACTGAGAATGCTGTAGAGTTAGCTTCACTACGTTGGAAAAATACGCTGGGTGAAATCCTATATGGTTTGAAATGTGCACGATTTATTAGAGATAACAGTGACGAGGGTACAATGGAACCTCTTGGTAAACGTAGAAATAAAAAGATGAATAAGAGTGTTGAAAAATCATTTAATTTGATCGGTGAACATCTATTTAGTCTGTGGGATTGATATGATGTTTAATAAAAACAATACTAATGGTAAAGAATTGTGGAACCTTGCAATGGAATTTCTTGAAACCGTTAAAACACCCAAAGAAGCTTGGGATATACTTTATTCCGTAAATACCGATATTGATAATCGCGAAGTTATGTTCCATCTTGATTTTAATCCAATTTTAAATTATACTATATTGGAAAACTACGAAACTAGCTCAGCCTCCGAACTTAGAGAAGGGTAGATAATGAAAAGGCCCCACCGAAGTGGGGCCTTTTCGAACGCGTTGTTAAGTGAAAACTTCAAATAGAACCAGTTCTATCCTCGTCTGTCTTTAAGGATATGGTATAGAACGAAAGCACCTACTAATCCTAGTAGACCTTCGTTACTTAATGAACCAACGATTCCCATAATATTACTTACTACAGAAATGTCAGGCCAAAAGGGAATTCCTACTCCGTTGAATAGCACTTCAAGTACCACTCCAAGAGCAATAACGCCCACACCAACTTCCGTGAGTTGATTGACCCAAGAGCCAACCCGCTTTAAGAAATCCATAAAATACTCCTCTGCTTTGGTTATAGAAAATAACTTCTTTTAACAAAACACAAAACATGGGCACCCGTCATATAAGTAGTCTGAACCCCTTGACAAATGGACCAAAGTAGTATATATTATAGTAAGAAGAAAGTATATTTATATCGGACAACGTATCATGCTAAAATCGAAACTGGAGTACATCTGGCTGGACGGAAATCGCCCGGCTCAGAGCCTGCGTAGCAAAACCAAAGTTTTGGCTGACTTCACCGGCAACCTTGAAGAGTGTCCTATATGGTCGTTCGATGGAAGTTCGACGGGACAAGCCCCCGGCGGTACGTCAGACTGTTTGTTGAAACCCGTTGCAATCTTCCCAGACCCCGGCCGCCACAACGCATTTTTGGTAATGACGGAAGTATTGAATGCGAACGGAATGCCACATGAATCAAACGCCCGGGCGATGATTGAAGATGACGATAGCGACTTCTGGTTCGGTTTTGAGCAGGAGTACTTCCTATGGGACACGATCACCGATCTCCCGCTCGGATTTCCGGTGGGTGGTTTCCCCGGTCCACAGGGACCGTATTACTGCTCTGTCGGAGCAAAGAACACCTTCGGGCGGGAAATTGTCGAAGAACATTTGGACATGTGCCTCGAAGCGGGCCTTAACATCCACGGCATCAACGCCGAAGTAGCTTCAGGTCAGTGGGAATTCCAGAGTTTCGCAAAGGGCGCTGCGGCCGCCGGCGACGAGACTTGGATCGCACGTTATCTGCTCGAGCGAACGGCTGAGAAGCATGGAATATCGGTGAACTGGCATTGCAAGCCCATTGGGGGTGATTGGAACGGTTCGGGAATGCACTGCAACTTTTCGAACACCACGTTACGGGAATCTGGCGATCAGGCGACGGTTGAGTCGATCTGTGAGGCTTTCGGTACATCGCCTGAGGTTATCAAAGACCATATCGCCGTGTATGGTTCACAGAACCACCTTCGGTTAACCGGACTACACGAAACTCAATCAATTGACAAGTTTAGTTATGCCATTTCAGATCGTGGCGCATCGATTCGAATTCCGATTGGCATGGTCAACAACGGTTGGAAAGGATATCTTGAGGATCGCCGTCCCGCTTCGGACGCTGATCCGTACAAGGTTGCATCAGCGATCATTCGCACGGTTAAAGGTGTGGTGTTATAAACAATCCAGTTTTAAATTGAATTAACGGCCCCATCGTCTAACGGTTAGGATACTAGGTTTTCACCCTAGAGATTGAAGTTCAATTCTTCATGGGGCTATTAAATATTTATATATGTGAAATTGTTGTGTAGAACCCCTTGACAATTGACCGGATATGTGTTATATTATATTATGTTTGAAAAGTTAGGTTTGGGCCCGTCCCGGTTTCGACGTATTAATGGAATGATGTTAATGCTGTGAACGGAGTGGTAACCGTAATTACCACAAGCTAAATTGAATTGACAATTACGCTAAGGCTGCTTAGTCACAAGTAAGCCGTTTATTTGATTCTCCTTCAAGAAAATAAACGTACAGCGAAGGATGACTTCTAAGAAAGAATAGATGCAGAATCAAGGCCAGAGATCCTTGGTCGAACTTACCATATCGTTAAGAGTAATGAGGAATGTCTCGCCGTCCTAATGGTAAAAGAGACTGACACAGGGAATACGACAGAAATGAAGTTAGTGCGGACGCGGGTTCGACTCCCGCCGGGTCCACTTTTAGATGTATGGAAATGTCGAGCTGGTGTAGCTCAACTGGTAGAGCAGCTGTTTTGTAAACAGCAGGTTGGGGGTTCAAGTCCCTTCGCCAGCCTTTAGTCGCTATAGCCAAGTTGGTAAGGCAGGGGACTGCAAATCCCCGATCCTTGGTTCGAATCCAAGTGGCGACTCTGGAGAGTTGGCAGAACGGTTATTGCACCAGTCTTGAAAACTGGCGTCCAATTGGACTTCTGGGTTCGAATCCCAGGCTCTCCGTAACGGGGAGGGATGGCCGAGTGGCTTATGGCGACGCCCTGCTAAGGCGTTGGTGGTAACACCGCGTGGGTTCGAATCCCACTCTCTCCGTGGGGCTGTAGTGTAGTGGTTAACATACCTGACTGTCACTCAGGTGATCATGGGTTCAAATCCCATCAGCCCCGTTACTCCTAAACTAAAGATACTTATTAGATGTCTTTATCTAAGGAGTTATTCAAATGGCATACGATGGTCTTTCAATTGAACGAGTATATAAGTGTACGATCCTCAAAATCATAGACGGGGATACGGTAGATGTTGATGTAGATTTAGGATTTGGTATGAAGTATGCTAAACAAAGAGTACGCTTGCTTGGAATAGACACTCCCGAATCACGAACGCGTGACAAGGTCGAGAAGTTCTACGGAACACTTGCAAAAGATTATCTTAAAGGAAAATTGACAGTGGGCGAACAATACAAGCTCCGAACTACAAAGAGTAAAGGTAAGTTCGGAAGGATTTTAGGAGAATTTTTTACGTTAGAAGAGGATCTTGAAATTAATCAAGTTGTTGAAATCAATGTCAACCAAGCATTAGTCAAAGAAAACCACGCCGTTGAGTATCATGGACAGAGTAAAGAAGATATTCAAGACGGCCATATGGCTAATAGAAAATTACTTGTCGAGCAGGGATTGGTACCATACCCCGGATACCAGATATAGCTTTAAGATAAACAAAAAGCCCTTTTTAGAAGTAATCCTAGACGCATTTCCTCCAATACCGCACAAACCAACGCCTTATCCGTATATTTCAAATACTATTGAGCAGTGTATACAAGAATCGTACCACTTCTCAGGCCAACGCACTGGGCGCGCCCCGTAGAGGATATTAAAAAGGCTTATTTAAAAGAGTAGTAATTTATTATAACAAAAAAAATATGCTGCCAATATTTTATAATAGCAAGTTATTATAGTAAAAAACGGTGCCGACGATACGGATGACGCTAAAAAGAATAGCAAGTTATTATAGCAAAAAAATATGCCGCCGATGTGGATGTCGCCCAGGCCCACCCCTTTTTTGAAGGGGGGGTACCCCCTGTTTACAATTAAGTATCCTCCTACCCCGGTCCCAACGACCCCCTACATCCGACCCGTTTTCCCCTTGACTTTATACTCCAAAACCGTTAGCTTTAAGGGTATGATTTTACACACCCCCTCCAAGGTAAACTATGGAATATGTAAAAGGTTGGATCTCATTTATGGTCTGTTTCGTCGTAGGTTGGATTTATGGAAAGGTATACCTCTCTCAAGAGAGTCAAGAGAGCGATTCCTAATGACCTCTCAGGAAACCACCGACGCACACTTCACCGCCGACTTTTGTGTGAGGGTCTTGTATCGTGCCTCTAGGGACGCCTGGATCTGTGGTGATGAGGTGGAAGCGGATCGGTTAGCCGACCTGGCATACCAAACCCGGATTGACATGACTCCGACAACCACCGGGGTCTAGATCTATAAGTCGTTGTCTCCCTTCCGATTACAGTGGGGGTTTACCCCTTGACAACCCTCCCCAATTGAGTTAGCTTTAGGGTATGAAAGATAAGACAAGAGACTCCAAGTCTCACGACGGCACCGTCCGATACGACCTGTCCATCTCAGAGACGGAATTAGGAACAGAGGACATTCACCGCTACCTGTTGAACGGGTGGGTCCAAGGGTTCGGATCTAGGACCGACACGTTTACCAACGACGAAGGAGTTGAACAGTTCTTCGACCCCACAGAGTTCGGTCCCTATGACTGCCGGGATTGGTTGAAGAATGTCCTTCCCGTCGAAGTTCTAGACACCCTCTGGTTTGACTGTGAGTCTTCTGAGTTCTTCTGTTACTCTACGGATGGGAAGATGCTTGAGATCGTTGTTGATGTCCTGACCGACACCATCGACCGGATGAACCGAATCTGGGAGAAGTCCACTCACCGGACGATGCAGTTGTTCAACGTAAAAGACACTCGACTCCGTGGCCACGACAGGATGGAGAGACATTGGGCTCAGATGGGACTAGGTGTATAGGATGATTATCACACGACCAGCATATCAGAACTTCCACTACAATGGGACGAACTTCAGACAGTCGATTCAAGACCCCGACTCTCGTCTTCGGAAGTTGATTGAGTATGTCCACAACACACAGGGTCCGTTGAGATACAGCCTCAAGATCACCAAGCACGACTTCTATCAGACCATCCAACCCAAACGTGCATTTGAGGACAGGTATCGTCATGGTCCCCAAGCACCTAAGAAGTTGGGTGTGCGTGACATCGCCCCACGGGGGGCTCAACGGAGTAGAGTTCTTCGGACGGGATGGAACCAGACGTTCTGGTCCGCAATCCAGAAGGCTGGTGTCATCAAACGACACCCCCGGAATTTGAAAGATCAGAGGGGACGGTGGTACTACACCCACGGTGAACGTTGGGATTGGTGGTTGGCCACCTATCTGTTCTTCACAAAGGATAACACTGCATCACGGTGGATCGATGATGAGGAAGATATCCCCGAAGGTTGGACCGCCAAACCAACCCCTATCACAGACTGTGGGTGGGATCACAACCGATGACCAAGTACAAGATCAGTCAAGCTGTCTTCACACGACAGAGTAGAGAAGTTGAGATCTGTGCAGATTCCAAGGAGGAAGCCCTTCGGATCTACTTGTCGAGAGATGATGAATGTGTCACCCCGGAGGGCTACGAGTGGGAGGATGACCCCGACTACTGGGAAGCGACGGAGCCTCAGGTAACCATTGAAACCGACTACGCGAAGCTTCGGAGGTTGGTGTAAGTCGTTGTCCCACACACGAATACAGTTGGGGTTAACCCCTTGACATATGACCCACAACCTGTTATATTATAGGTATGAATAAGACAATCTACACCGATCAAGAAGACCTCGTATTTTCCTTCCTCGACAGACTTCGGGAGTCGGGTGTCACGAATATGTACGGTGCCGGACCATATGTCGAAGAGCACTTCGATCTCAACCGACGAGTCGCTGGAAATCTGGTCATTAAATGGATGACAACGTTTGAGGATCGCCACCTTGACAAATGACCCACAACCTGTTATATTATATATATGAAAACTAAAGAAAACGAAGACATGGTGAGAGCGGAAGCTTTCGAGAAGTTGGTTAATGCAGTTTCATTGATCGGACTGACTTTAGAAACCGCAGAGTATCTGTCCGAACACGATCCTCAGGCTTTAAAGTCAATTGACGCTGCTTTGGAATCAATCGGAACCCCTGTCAAAACGTTGAGGAACCGATCACGGGATTGGCACTTTGAAGACGCCGAACGAATGGACCGATACCTCCCGAACGATGGGAGTGCTGGATCGTTCCAGAGGCTGGGAAACACATTCCTCACCACCCGTGTTGATGGGATCTGTGCGAGGAGTGTCGAAGTGTACATTGAGGATCACCTTCAGTCACCAGATGGAACATGGGAAATGGTATTCTTCCCTCACGGGGAACCGGAGCCTAAGGGAGTGCCTGAAGATTATATGGCCATGTACGATG